GGGTGCGGGTCTGGTAGAACATCTGTAATGTTTTTACAAGATAAAGAAGAAGAAGCTGTTAAGTATACAAAAGAATTACATGAGATCTTTAAAGATGATTTTTATATTGAAGTACAAAACCATGGTTTAGATTGGCAGCTACCATTAAAGAAGTTTTTATTTGAGTTGGCCGAAAAATTAAATATACCAATAGTTGCAACACAAGACTCACATTATCCAATGAGAGTAGATGCTGCTTTGCATGGCAAGATATGTAAACTTACTGCTGGTGATTTAAGTTTTGACTCAGATCATTCTTGGTTTAAAAGTACACATGAAATCAAAAGAATGTTTGAGCCAGATGAGTATCATGCAATAGACAACACTGCTCTTGTAGCCGACAAATGTAGATGCGACTGGAAATACGATAAAACTATTTGGCCTGTATATGATTTACCTGAAGGTCAGACGCCAGAACAAGAGTTGGCAGATCTAACATGGGCTGGGTTTAAGAAGAAGTTTGGCGCGGGCACCAAAGAATATATAGACCGTGTTAATTATGAACTTGACATGATTAAACAGATGGGATTCCCCACCTACTTTTTGATTGTACAAGACTTTATTAACTGGGCTAAAGAACAAAAGATTGCTGTTGGCCCTGGTAGGGGTAGCGGCGCAGGAAGTTTGGTTTGTTATTGCATTGGCATAACAAATGTAGATCCAATCAAGTATGGTCTATATTTTGAACGGTTCTTGAATCCCGCCAGGGTGAGTAACCCAGACCTTGACATTGACTTTTGTAAGAAACGCAGAACAGAAGTAATAGAATATGTTTCTGAAAAATATGGAGCAGATAAAGTTGCACATATTGGTACAGTGTCAAAATTTAAACCAAGAGGATCACTAAAAGCTTTTGCTAGAGTGTGCGGATATGATACATCTGTTGGTATTAAATTAGCAGGGATGGTTCCTCCTGATATTAGTGGCAAGCAGATTAAATTTGATGAGCTAGTTAAACTTGTTCCTGAGATTATGCAAACAGAGTATCCAGATGCGGTTAACTTTGCGCGAAAAGCAGAAGGTTTGAAAAATCAAGTAGGCGTACATGCAGCTGGTGTTGTAATATCTGACAAGCCCTTGACAGATTACTTACCATTGTTTACAGGTAAAGGTAATGAAGTTACAACTCAATTTGACATGAATGAAGTTGAAGATATTGGTCTGGTAAAAAATGACTTCTTAGGATTAAGGAATCTTACTGTTATTAATGAAACCTGTAAACTTATAAAAGAAACACAAGGTATAGATATAGATATTGATTCGGTCGAAGATGGAGATGAAAAAGTATACAATGAAATATTTCAACAGGGTAGACTAGAAGGTGTCTTTCAATTTGAAAATTCTGGAGGGTTTAAAGATCTTTGTATGCAAGTAACTCCTAAGTCTATTAGTGACCTTGCGGCTATAACGGCTCTTTTTAGACCTGGCCCACTTGGTACTAAAGACTCAGATGGCAAATCAATGGTTGATAATTATGTAAAAGGACGTAGCACTGGTAAAGTTAATTATTTACTACCAGAATTAGAGCCTATAATTCATGACACATATGGTGTTATGACATTTCAAGAACAGATTATGAAAATCTGTACGGATCTTGCTGGTTATACACTGCCCGAAGCTGATAATATGAGAAAGATTATTGGCAAGAAACTTCCAGAAAAGATGAAGTTAGAGAAAGAAAAGTTCGTAGGTGGTTGTGTTTTGAATGGTGTGTCAGAATCAATGGCAGAAGAATTGTTTGGTAATATTGAGGGGTTTGCTGCGTATTCGTTTAACAAAAGTCATAGTGTTGCATATTCGTTCTTAAGTTATCAGAATGCGTGGTTGAAAACATATTATCCAGATGAGTTTTATACCGCATTGTTGAATTGTAATATGGATGACCAGAATACAATGGTTAAATATATACACGCCGCAAGAGAAGATGGTGTGTCAATAGCTCCACCAGATGTCAATAGATCTGGAGCAGAATTTACTCTAAGTCAAGGTACTATTTTATTTGGGCTTGCCGGTGTAAAGGGAGTTGGTGCTAAGGCTGTTGAAAATATTGTAAGGGCAAGAGAAGAAAAAGAATTTACGTCGCTTACTGATCTTATAGAAGCAAAAGTCAATAAGGGTGTGCTTGGTGCACTTGCAGAGTGTGGAGCATTAGAAGAAATTACTGATTTGTCAAGAGACAGTATTAGAGATCATGCTGCCACATTAATAACCTACTTGAAAAAATCAAAAGCATGGGATGAGAGGCTAGAGAGGTTTGAACAACGCGAAAAAGATATTAAAAAAGCAGTTGCTGCTGGGAAAAAACCACCTCGTCACTTGACAAAACTTCCTCCAAGGCCAGAATGTGAAGAGCTTGTTCCTGGTGAGCCATTGACAAGAGCAGAAAGACTAAGATTAGAACGTGATACTCTTGGGTTCTACTTGACAGGACACCCATTGGATGATTATCCTGGATTATTGAGGATGGCCAGGTATACATTGTCGGACATCTACGAAGGCAAAACAGGACCAAAAGAATACATAACAATACCAGCTGTTATCTCGCTGATAAAGAAGAAAAGGACACGCAAGGACAAGAATTACGGTACACTTATTATTGAGGATTGTACCGGACGTATGGAGGTGACCATATTCCCAAGCACCTGGACAAAGATTGCGGACAATCTAGAAGAAGGTGTTGTGAGTGTGTTAAAAGGTAGGGTGCTTAAAGAGATTCCTCTTAAGGATGATTCCCCACCTATTATCAAAATGTCAATTAGTCACGTACGTAAAATTGAAGGAGATATATCTACCAAAAAGATTGAAAACTTATCAATGTCCCTTAAGGATGGCACATTGGTTACCTTTATGCCATCAGAGAATCAGAATGTTAATGATTGGCAGCGAGTAGGGAATTACATTGAGAACATAAAAAGGACGGGATGATAAATGAGCAAGAAAAAACATCAGGTGAAACGCAACTGGAGTAAACGTGAAAGAGATTTAGTTATGTCTTTACATGAAAGAGAAATGTATAAGACAATTTCTGAGACTCTTGCCGTAAAAGGATTTGATAGATCTCCAGAAGCAATTAGGAAATTTGTTAAAAGAGAACTAAAAAGACAGCAAATGTGTGTGGATACCCAAGAGCAAGGGTATAGTGCACCTGAAATAGATCATGTGCGTTCATCTGATGATGTAGATTTTGATTTTTTGGATTCTATGAGTGATCTTCGACGTAAACGACAGAGGATTTCTAATATTATTACTAAAAGGTATGCCAAGATTGGCAACCCAAGCGGCAAGCTTCATAAGGTGGTTTCTATTAGTGACCTCCATATACCATGGGTTAATGATAATGTTATAGCAGATATGTTAAACCAACACAGTGATGCGGAGGTACTGGTTGTTAATGGTGACTTTTTAGACCAGTATAGTGTATCAAAATGGAAGAAAAATAAACCAATTCTTCTTAGGCACGAGTATGAGATAGGCATAGAGTATTTAAAACAATTTTCTAAGATTTTTAAGAAGGTTGTTTTAACTAGAGGCAATCATGATGAAAGATTGCAAAATCACTTCAGTCACAATCTCGACCCGAACGTAGCGTTTATGACACATCCAGATTTGTTAGAGCGAATGGCAAATGGGTATACTTTCAATTACGATGGAGACCTTGTAAAGTCATACAACTTTGACAATGTTTTTTATACTGGTGGGACAAGTGGTTGGTATGCTAAAGTAGGAAATTGTATTTTTGTTCACCCGAAGGGTGGAAGTAAGATTCCAATGAGAGTAGCTGTAAATGCTGCTGATTATTTTTGGGAGAAAGAAAATTTTGATTGTATTGTATCTGGACATACACATAAATTAGGAAAGCTTATCTGGAAGGGTAAATTGTTGATGGAGTCTGGTTGTTGTTGTGTGCCGATGGATTATGAAGCAGATGCAGCAATGAAGTACAGTCAACAAGCATTTGGATATGCTGTGGTATATATGAATTCAAAAGGCGAAGTAGATTTTAATAAAAGCAATCCTGTATATTATGGTACAGCTACTGCTGTAGATACAGATATTAGAATGTCGGTAGGAGACTAAAAGGAAAAACAAAATGAGTGATAATAGAATTATCTTGCCTGGGCAAGAGCAACAACAGCAACAACAACATCCACTTGGTCAAATGATGCAACAGGTACAAGTTTTAGGTTCGTTCTTAAAACAAATGGACCAAGCATTGTTTAATGTTTCACAAGAGGTACAGGCACAAGGTCTTGGGTATCAAATGGTTCTCAATATGTTTATCGACAAGGGTATTTTTACTCAAGAGGAAGTTGATGAGCTTCATAAGAAGCATGTAATCGAACCTATTGAAGAATCAATGAAAGAATTACAACAAAAAATGCAAGAAGCACAGAACGTTGCTGCTCAACAACAGCAGACAATTGCTAAAGCACAAGAAGAAGAAAACAAAGAGCCTGAAGAAGAAGTTGTTTTGGCATCTGAAAAAACAAGTAACGTAGTGAAGTTTCCAAATGTTCAAGACTAAAAAAACACCAAGAGTACTGGAAGTCCCAGAAGATACATGGGTTAGTTTTATAGAAGTTCTATTTACAGCTGTACAACACATCACAGTTACAGAGGAAAATATAACTACTATTAATTTTCTTAGAAATGTAATCACCAAAGCTTTTGAAGATGGTGATATATTGGTAGTTGATGGCAAGATCATAGCAAAAGACGAACTATAAAAATAAATTATGAAAATGAGTATTACAATGGGTGACCGGGCATAGTGCGAAACATTAGACTATACGTTATTGTAATGATGGAGGTTCACAGCCCCACTCCGGTTCTAGCATAAAGAAATGCGGTTACAATACATTTTTATAATTTATATAATAAGGTAACAAATATGACAGACGAAAAAGAATTCTCTCTAGTAGAGCTAGAGGACGAGTATATAGTATCATCTTCTGGACTACGTAGGAGTAGACCAGGATTGCATCCAACAGAGGCGTCTGTTGAGTACGAGATAGACGGTATGAAGCTGGTAGTGGGCAAGTGTATGCGTGCTGCCTGGTATCGCAGCATGGATACAGAGAAGACAGAAGGGGCTACTTCTGGTTTAATGCAAAAGGCACATTCAGGGAAGTGGAATGAAACTGGATTGGTTACGCGTTGGAAAGAAATGGGTCTTTGGGTAGACAATAATATTAAATTTTACAATAAGAAGTATTACTTGTCGGGAGAGATGGACGCTGTTCTTAAAGACCCCGCGACTGGAAGAAGAATTGGGTATGAGGTCAAGTCTTTCTATGGTTATTATGCCAATAAAGAACTAACTGGTTCAAAGAGACCAGAGAAGCCTGGCGTACCTAAAGACAATCAGTTTCTTCAGTCTATTATTTATGCCTGGGAGTATAGGCATGAGCTTGATGAGTATCGTATGTATTATATTGAACGCGGCGATGGACACAGAGTAGAATTCCGTATAGGTTTTAATGAACTTGAGTCTGGAGAACACCAAGTATGGTGGGAACAGATTCCAGGTAAATATTGGAACTTTTTCCAGGCGGGCAAAGTATTACAACCATATACTATTGAAGGTATCTATGCTAGATATGATACGTTGCTTGGTAAATTAAAAAACAAAAAGATTCCACCTAAAGATTTCTCTGATAATTGGAGTGCAGAAAAAATAGAGTGGATGTGGGACCATAAGATGGTTGGCAAGACCAAATATGAAGCGTGGAAAAAGAAGCCAGATAAGAACAAGCTTGGTGACTGGAACTGTTCATACTGTGATTATAGGTCTCAGTGTAAAAAAGATGAGGCAAGATAATTAGGAGAATAAGATGAGTAAAAGTATAAGATTTACTGTAATACCAGGGAAAAAATACAAACTACATATAGCTGTTAGCAATGAAGAAATGAAATATTGTCCGATGGTAGTTTCTGGTGAAGACACACCATATATGTACTGGAGTTGTGATGCAAATATACCATTAGTAATACATGATATGGAAATTACTGCTCGTGATGATACTATTATTTTTTGTGCATCTGACAAAGATTCAAATATGTGTTTTCACGATGGTCTTCCTTGTACAGATATAGAAGCAGGTAAATTTGTTCTTAGTGATGCATATGTACAGCGCCAACTTGGGATAATATCTGTAACTAGAGACTATAATTGGCCTGCTGGATGTGTTACATACAATGTTCCTTATTGGGATGAAGACCAAGCAATAAGAGAAAAGTTCAAAGAGGAATTAGGAGAACAAAATGACTAGGAAACTCAGACTCGGAGTAGATATGGATGGGGTACTCTGTAATTTTGCTGACGCATCACTACGTGTTATTAAAGAAACATGGAATATAGATTACAAAAGAAAGGATATAAAAATACCCAGGACTGGTGACCTAGTATATTATGATTTGTTTACCGACGAACAGAGAGCACAGTATGATGGTCCTCGTGATTTGTACCCGCTCATCTGTCCAAAGGAATTCTTTTATGATTTAGAACCGTTTCCTGGTGCGATTGAAACACTTAAAATGCTTTGTGAAAAGTATGATGTAACCATCATTACAAAACCACTTGAGTGGGTTAATTGCCCAAATGAAAAGGCACGCTGGCTAAAAAAGTACTTGCCAGATTCAAAATATGAGCTTATTATGACAGGATCAATGGAGGTGAAAGGACTAATAGGAGTAGATATTATGATTGACGACGATACCAGGGTTATTAAGAACCTGGATGGTGCTGTCCCAATCGTAGTTAAACAACCATGGAACGAAGAGTATTTAAAATTTGAAACACCATATGCTGTAGACAGTTTTTCAGAAGTACCTGCAATTATAGACGAGGTACTAGAGAGTATTTGGCTCCACTAAGGAATAAAATATGAAACCAAGACTAATTGATCTTGAATCAACAACAAAAGCAATCAGACCGTACTTAGAACAGTACTTACAAGAGCAAGGTATAGATACATCAAAGCATTTTCATTGTGTAAACCCTAAACATAGAGACAGTACAGAGTCTATGACCTGCAAACAGGTTCCAGAGAGGGCCTTTTGTTTTGGTTGTAATTATACTGCTGATATTTTTGCAGCAGCTCATTGTCTAGAAGGTAAACCAATGAAGGGTCCAGATTTTGTAAATGAGAATATTTTATATCTGGCGAAAAAATATGGAATACAAGTAAAACTTGCTGATCTTACACAAGAAGAGATGTATGAATACAGGACTTATCAGGCATACAAGTTAGCTGCTGATATGATTGCAGATCCTGAATTTGGCGACTATACAATAGTAGATAAAGAAATAGAAAGAAGAGGTTGGGATAAGAGTAAATTAGTTGAATGGGGAATTGGGACTGTAAACTTCCAAGAGTTCAAAGATAGATTGAAAAAAGCTGGTTATGAACCAAAGTTTCTTGGCGGAGTAGACCTAGATAGAAAAAATCTATTCAATGAAAATAATATGCTGTTTACAGTATACGATGACCATGGTAGACCAGTTGGTTTTAGTGCTAAGAATTTGGCCCACAAACCAGATGTTAAAACATCAGGGCCTAAGTATATTAATACAAGAGGTACTGGTTTAGAGTGCGCGATCTTCAAAAAAGGTGAAAGACTTTATGGTTATGAGATAGCTAAAGACGCACCAGAACCACTGTATATGTTTGAAGGTCAGGCTGATGTAATTACAGCAAGACACTCTGGTATGATGAACTGTTGTTGTTCTCTTGGTACTGCAATTACAGATCATCATATTACACTTCTAAAGAAACACGGTTCTTTTAATATCGTACTGGTTTTTGATTCTGATGAAGCAGGTAAAATTGCAGCCAATAAAGCATTAGACGAAAGGTTTTCCAAAGAAAAAGATTTTAGAATTAAACTATGTCAGCTTCCTGCTGGTCAAGACCCAGATGATCTTATAAGAAATGAGGGGTTTGATGCTTTTGTTCGTCTGAAAAAATGGACTGCATTTGAATGGCGTATGATGCAATTCATGGAAAATTTTGATGAGGAAGATGAAGATCAAAGGCGCAATATAGCTGAAAAAATGGTACCAATCATTGTTTCTGAAAAGAATCATATGTACCAAGAAGATATGGCTAAACAGGTCGCCAAGATGACTGGGTATGATCTTACGACTGTTATATCTGAGGTCAAAAGACAACGGAATGAGAAGGATGCTGAGGTACAAACAAAGAAAAAGAATCTAATTGAAGCACTTCTTACAGATGTAAAAAGAAATCCAGATGATGCAGAGATTGCATTGGCACAATGTCAAAGTGCAATATATGATATTAATAAATCTCTTCAGGTAGAGAACGAAGAGTCGTCTACCATGACGGCTATTATGTCCTTAAAAGAATCTGACGAAAAGAAAACAGGAGAATTTGCAGGGTTTCATCTAAACCCAGATGGACTTGGTAATATAGGTGCAAGGTTAGATGACGACTGGAAGACTGATAATTTGATCTTTGTTGGCGGCTCAGAACAAGCAGGGAAAACTACCTTTTGTGCACAAATGGCATATGAGATAGCTGATGATTATGCGAACAATGCAATATGTATTTATCATTCTATTGATGATGCTAAAAAGTTTATATTGTACAAGTGGGCATGCAATGCTGCTAAAGACAAAAGACTTACTCTAAATATGACTAGCAACCCTAACTATTGGGCAAGACAAGAGGGATGTGAATTTGTTCTTCCGGCTAGAGAGCAAGCGTATCGTAAGCTTCTTAAGATGATTAAGAATGGGCAGCTTGTAGTTAAAGATGCCAGCGATGGGTCTTCGATATCTTATGCAGAAAGCATTACAAGATATTATAGAGAAATGTATCCAGAAAAGAAGATTGTTTTATTTGTTGACAATTTTCATAAGTTACCAGATTTTGCTGAGATTAATGGCCACGAAAGAGTCAAAAGGTTATCTAATCATTTGAAAAATATGGCAGTTGCACTAGGAATTACTATTGTTTCAACTGTTGAATATAGAAAACTACAACCAGGAGAGAAACCAACCAACTTAGCGATAGCAGAGTCAAGGTCATTGGCATACGACAGTAGTGTTATTTTGCATTTGCATAATGATATGCATCATGTAGGAGAGAACGAAGCGGTGTTGGTACACTACGCTGAAGATGGCACACCAATGCCAAGAATCTGGTGTAAATTTGGCAAGAATAAAGTTTCTGGATACGAAGGTAGGGAATTCTTGAATTTATATGGTGCCAATGCACGTTTATGTGGAGTTCCACTTGATGATGCAATCCAAGAACAAAAAGAAAGACTTGCTATGTTGAAAGAAAACAAAGCAAATGAAATGTATTAGAGAAAGTGTGTCGTATTAAGAGGTACCCATGCAAAATTTCTTAAAAGTAATAAGTGTCTTAAGTATTTTGAATATTATAGACACTGTAAAAGATGCACTAGAACATATAACATATAACACAAAAGATGTTGCCGATATACTTGAAAAAATCGACAACCAAATGGAGGAATAAATGATGTATATGTGTGACGAATGTGGCCAAGACATGGTTAGCCACAATGGAAAATGCCCGTACTGTGGTGGAGTTAAACTCTCCAAGACAAAGTGGGGATTTACAGACGAACGTGAAGATGTAGGTGATCGAGAATTTGATTACGATGTAGATGTAATGGACTAATGATTTTAACCCCAGACGACATATCTAACTTTCTCTATTGTCCACTGTTACCCAAGGGTACAGAAGTCGTCTACAAGAAGAACACGTTCTTTGAGTCTTGTGTAGGTGAAGCCATCAAACTAGCAGAGCGTAACTGCCTATTAAAGGACAGCGTATTAAATAATAAAAAGATTATAACGGCATGGGATAATATATGGTGGCCCGCCTGTCCAAGTCAAAATATTGACTTTAAAACAGCACAAGATTTAACAGTAAAAGCAAGTAGGTATTTTTTAGACTATTGTAAATATGACATATCAGATTGTCTATATCCTACTATTGCAGTAAATGTAGAGTCACAGGTAAATATCAACTCTACTATTTTAAAAACACATATAGACATGATTAAGGTAGACCTTTCTGTGTCTAATAAAAACATGGTATTGGTAGATTTTTCTAAGAAAGATATGTCTAGTATAGACATAGCTCTTGACCCCGGAATTAGATCAACCGTTCTTAGTTTTTCGCAGGGAAAAAATGAAACTATCCAATATATGTTAATACAACCAAACAGTAAAACAAATAAGCTAGTTATAACGTCTGCTATATTTAGACCAAAAGAGATTGAGAATATAAGAAAGATGGTTTCTTATGTAGAACAAGGTATTAGAAGAAATATATCCTACGGTAATAGATGGCAGTGTAAGGAGTGTCAAAAGTGCAAGAGTTTCAAGTACTTAACGAACAACGATTCCCTTTGAAGGTAAACAATGTAGATTCTGGTGGTAGAGAAACAGGATGGATGAAAGATAAAAGATTTGATTATAGAGATCTGCTTCCGTTCTGGCGGTGGGAACATAGAGTTACTATCGGTTATCGAGCTAGAGAGTTTATGGTATTTCTTGATCAGATGGCACAAGCTTTGTATATAGAAGAGATATCTGGTGGTCATTTAGAGCGCGTTGAAGATGAATCTTTATTTGAGTCTTTGTTAACGTTCGCGAGAGAAAAAGGATTTTGTGAAATGGCTATGCCAATAATGAAACCGTCTGCCGAAAGATTTATTTAGTGGGCAAGAGTGACACAAAACTACCTCAGCAGTTGGCAAAGAATGCTTCTAAATTGCACAAAAGAGTAGGAAAGTTGATTTCGTGCAAAGAATCTCCTTATAGTAACTATGAAATTAGACAAGAGGTAAGAGTATCTGATATTAATCCAGACTATAAGTCTAATAGAGAAAAGTTTGACTGGGTAATACTTGGTTTAAAGGTAGTGATCGAGATACACGGTGAACAGCACTACTCTCCAGTATGTTTTGGTGGAATGGATATAGAAAAAGCTAAAAGAGTATTCCTTCAAAGGCTTCGGCTCGACGAGAAAAAACAAACGGCAGCAAAAGAGGCCAAATGGGCTTACGTTGTTGTTAAATATACAGAGAAGAATATTACATTAGAAGAACTTGTTGATAAAATATCTGACGCACTTGAAGAAGTAGAAGAAGGTATTTATCAAGACAATAAACTTAAAGCTAAAATACAAAGTCGTGGTTTTCAGAAGCACGAAGGAGAATATAAATGGCCGACGAGAAAGATACAAAGCAGACCGTTTCAAAAACATGGAAAGACGCAGAGTGGAAAGACATAAAACCAGGTGATATTGTTCAGATTAAATACTATAATTTTGGCACAACAAGAGTAGAGCATATAGGAAGTAAGTTTTTATATGGCATATTTACAGATACTGGAGATTTATGGATGCATTACGATGTTGGTGATGGTCATTTGATAGAAAATGATTTTGAGATTGAGAAATACGAGGAGGAAAAATGACATTAGATTATTCAGATGCAGCTTTAATAAAATCGGATGACAAAATATCAGTAATACAACATGCTCCCTTGCAAGTTGGTAAGATGTATAAAATAACAGGGTATATCCGCACACCAAAAGGAACAAAACCCAATATAAGCAATGGAGATTATCAAATTTGGGAAGGTAATGATAGTGGATTGTTACAATATATGGAAGCAATATATACTGCTATAGACGAAACTTTTCATAGTAATATTCCACAAGACAGCCATATAGATTTTGATGATATTCAGATTCAAGATCTAGAAGATGATATTGTAGATGCTCAACCCATGACTAGCGACCCTACTCTTACTATTAATGGTGAAAAACATAAACCTGCTTTTACATATAACAATGTTGGTGATGAGTGGCCGCGCAAATGTAACAAAGAAGATAATCACGAAGGGATGATACAAAATCCTATAACTGGTGAATGGAGTTGGTTATAAATGACTTTTACTAAAACATATAGCCTTGAGGATGTAGATATAAAAGCACTGTATAAAAAACAACAAATAGGTATGCTTGCTAGTGTTTCGTATCAAATCGACAACAGCCCCAAAACACTTAAAGAAATACTTAATAAAAAAAGAAGGATTGCAGGAACATTAAGTTTTATTCAATTTGACTTTGATCCTTTTTGTTGTTTTGGAAGCTGTCCTAATATACCATTACCTTTTTTTGATATTTCTATTGTGACAATAAATGAATATAAAAAACTTGCACAAATGAATATAGAAAATGTACAGATTTTATATAACGATAAACCTGTAAGTGTTGATGATGTTGTCAATGAATATGTATATCAATATACTGCAGAAATTATTATTCCTTGGCGGGCAATAGAAAAAGAAGAAGATCATACTGGTCAAATATACAACGAGTACACTGGTGAGTGGAGTTGGTTGTGATACGCAAAAGATATGTACCTAAAACAAAGCTTTGGGAGAAGATACTTGGGTATTCTTCTATCCATGAAAAACATAAAGAGGTTTTAATGGAAGAAATAAAAACTAAAATAGTATGTCCTAATTGTTGTATTGAACTTACAAGTGATGGTAGGTTTGATGAGAATACAGACGAACAAATAGCTTGTGCTAGTTGTGGGTTTGTAGTAGCAAAGTGGTGTTATGATTTTGTTGAGTCTAACGCGCCGGAAGAAGAACAATGACTGATGCATTTATAGTAGAAAAGACAAGAAAGTTATACGAGTGTGAGCGCGGCTGGTATGAAATGTGGGTAGAAGAAGATTTACTTAACAATATCGACGGTATTGATTGCGGTGGAATATTAGATATGAATGATCCAGACGAAGAGTTTTACCCCGGCGAGGTATACCGAAAAATCAACTTCCCAAAAGCTCCTAAGGCATGGAGAACAAAATGAAAACACCCAGAGCAGTTAGGTGTTCAAAATGTAAAAAGAGATTGTTCTATCTTCCTGATGGATACATCATGGATGTGAAAGTCAAATGTATTGATTGTCACAAGGGTGTTAAACCCAAAAAGAAAGCACGACAAACTCTATCAGCAAGTTACTCAAAGATGAAGAAAGGTATTAGACCAGAGGTACATCCTACATATAGTTTTAGGTCTGCTACAGAAGCAAACTTTGCAAGGATACTTAATTACCTTGGACTTGAATGGAAGTTTGAGGAGAGAGTATTTACATTTGATCACGGCGGATATAAAACAAAACCATATATGTATATTATGGACTTTGAAATCATCAAAGGTAATGATGAGTTTCCAGCAGGATTTTATGAGATCAAGGGTTACATGAAGGCCGACGCCCGGAAGAAACTTATGCGCCTTAAGAAATTATATCCAGAAGAGTTCAAAGTTACAACAGTTGTTGTGTATAACAAATATAAAAAGAAAGATATTGCTTTCTGTGATAAGGCTGGATATAAACATATGAAATATGATGAGCTTACTAAGAAATATAGTCATTTGATGGATAGGTGGGAGTGATGAAAGTAAATAAGTATATATATGAAGATATCGATGGGTTGCGCGGCTGTATGAAAAAACCAATTGTAGTTCATGCCAAACGTATTGATGAACAATTCGAAGTTGAATCTTTAGAGGGCACTCTTTATGGGAAACCTGGAGATTATTTAATGAAGGGTATCGATGGTGAGTTATATATATGTGATGGTGATATTTTTGAACGGTCTTATGACTGGGTAGAGGAATAAAATGAATAAAATAAGAGATGGGTTGTATTTAGCAGAGGATACAAGCGAAGGTGATTCAAAAGGAATGATTACTTTATGCAGACGAGATAAAGGAATATGGTTTCTTGTGTCTGCTTATATGTCTTGTAATCACAGCACTTTTATAGGAGATGATCAAAAGTTTCTCGAAAATGCTAAACCTCTAACATATTTTCCAGGGTGGCCTGTTGATCTAAAATAAACAATGCGTATTCCATCTGCCCAAGCTCAAAGATTAAGAGATTATCAAAACTCTCTGTTTAATAATCCTACAGAACCTAAGTCAGAGAGGATATATGTTTTTTATTTGTTGCTGCGTCCTTGTTTGTTGTGGTTGCGCGAGAGGTTAATTGAAAACTTTCACATGCGTAGCTGCGAGGCAGAGAGTGAATTGTATATTCTCTGTGGTGGCTTATTTAATAGCTTTAACTACAAAAAAAGTAGTATCGTTCCATTTTTAGTTAAACATATACCTTGGGCCGCGAGCAAACTAGAAAGAAAGCTTACTAAACAGATTCTTAAAGAAATTCCATCTGGTCTTATTACTATGCCAGATGAGCCTTATAAAATAGAAGAAGAGTACTATTGGAGTGTACCAGATGTATTAATGAACGATAGGTATGTAGGAAAAAGCTTTACAAAAGGTGAAAAATACGTTATATATACTATACTTACAAGTGACAATGAAGAACTTACAGTGAGTCACTTGGCTAGAAAATGTAATATAGATAGAAAAACCATGACACAAAAACTATTAGACCTTAAAGAGGTCTTTGAAAATTGGAGGATATAATATGCCACTACCAAAGAATGTTAAACCCGAAGATGTTATGCATCCGGATGGTACTTTTTACAGAAACCCTACACATATTGAAGAAGCCATTGGTGCTGCTGATCAGAGCCAATTAGTTAAAGCTATTAGTGGTGCTAAGAGTCAAAAAAATGAAATTATTTTAAGGTATACAGAAGATAATAAACCTTGGGACTTGCCTGGGTTTGCTAAGTTTCGCGAGCTAAGCGAAGAAGAAATTCTTGGGTTATGCAAGAGTCTTATGCGATATCGTCAAAACATTTTTAGGATACACATCCAATTTGGAAGGACTACCAATGCTAAAAAACTTAATAACACAAAAGTTAGATTGTTAAGTTCTTCTGAGCCACGCTTTCACACTGAAGTTGCAGGACGAATTGCAGATATTTTAAGTGATCAGTCTATTTATGTTTGTGATCTTATTTATGAAGTACAGAATGCAGATTCTGGTAATTTTTCTGCAGTTGGTGAAGTTTATTATATAGATTCTAAAGAAGAATGGGAATCTGATGAATTTTTTCAACCTGCAGTATCAATTGATTATTTTCAAAACGCATAAATAACAAAGGTTACTTCCAATGAGACGTAAGCACGGTATCATCATGCCTGATGCACGCAATAATTTGCCCGTGCGTGTTGTTAATGTCAAGTCTAAAAAACGTAAAAAGAATAATAAGATTAGACTTGATAAGCTTCTTAGAAACAAGAGACCAATCATATGTATTCAACGTAGGCTTGGTGGTATTGGCGATGTCTTAATGACTACACCTTTATTGCGTAAAATAAAAGAACTAATACCTCATTGTCATTTAATATATTGTACAGATCTGGAATATTCACAGGGTGCTCTTGGTGATATTATAAGACACAACCCTTATGTTGACCAATTGATTTCTAATGAAGAATTCAATAATCAAAAATATGATTATACTGTTGACATTACTGCTACTGGTTTAAACAAAGAACAGCCTGGGAGAATACCTCCTAATCGTATAGATTTATTTGCAGAAGAGGTAGGTGTTAGTGTTGAAGACGATGGAGTTCCTAGTTATGTAGTTACAGAAGACGAAAGGAAACAAGCCGTCAAAAGGATTGAGGATGAGTTTCTTGGTGGCGCGAAAAGAGAAGATACAAATATTATTGTTGTACAAGCCAGAAGTAACGACGCAAGAAGGACCTGGCCATTAAATAAAGTAGATAAGTTTTGTGATTTGCTGGCCGAAGATCCCAAGAATAGAGTTATTATTCTTGACTGGGGTACTTCTTCAAAAAGGTGGAAGTCAAAAGAAAGAATATTCCCAGTTTTAAATGAAGAATTTATCCCTGTTGCGTCTCTTATTGAGCAATGTGATCTTGTAGTGTGCCCAGACAGTAGTGCTTTGCATATAGCAGGAGCATTAGGAAAGAAAACGATAACAATCTTTGGTCCTATTCCGCCACAAAGTAGAATAAACTATTATACAAATGCTACTGCCGTTGTTCTTGATTTAAGTTGTCAGTTTTGTTGGTATAATCCAGTATGTTTACGTAGTAATGTTAATAGACTTGATTGCTTAATTGGTATTAGTCCAGAAATGGTATTAGAAGCTGTGAATAAAAAATTACAAGAACCACTGAAGGTTAGTGCTGTTATAAAATATGGAAGAGATATGACTACTGTTGGCAGTCAAGATCCTATTGTTTTAATTAAGAGACATACAGATGGTATTGGTGATCTTGTGATGGCAACAACAGCTATAGAAACAATTAAACAAAAGCACCCAAATAAAAAACTACATGTTGCTGTGTGTAAAAAACTACATAGTGTTTTATTAAACAATAAACATATAGACGAAGTAATAGATGTAGCCGCGCCAATAAATCAAAAAAGATATTATCTTGTTTATGATATTTCTTCTCCTTGTGCTAGATATGAAAGTATTAGATATAATTCAAATAAGAAGATCGAAAAAAGTAGAGTGGAATTGTTTGCAGAGGCTCTTGGGGTTAGGTCTCTTATTTCTGATATTAAACCTAGATTCTATTTAACTGATGACGAGCGTAAAAATGGCATTGATTTTTTAAATGCTAATAATATAGATAAAGACAAAAAGACAATTGCAGTTGCTGTCCATAGTGCAGAGTTGTATAGAGATTGGCCTGTTGAAAATTACAAAGCATTGATTAGTGAACTTAGCAAAAACTATAATGTAGTAATTTTAAACGAGAATAAAGTAAATATATATAAAAATACAATTGACGCATGTGGGTTGTCATTTCGCAAGGCAGTGAGTGTGTTGTCAGCATGTGATGGTTTGCTTACTCCAGATAGTGGTTTTATGCATATTGCAGAAGCTATTGGTATAAAAACAATAGCGTTATTTGGTCCTGTTGGTTATAAAGCAAGATGTAAAGGATATAAAAATGTAACTGTTGTTACCTCTAATTTAGACTGTATTCCTTGTTGGCGCAATAATAATACAGTATGTAAGAAGAAAAATCTAATTAAATGTCACTCCAAGTGTATGGAGTTAATTCCAGCTAAACATGTTGTTAAGATCATAAAACAAAAGATATAGGTAGGCTATGGTAAATGTACCAAAATCAGTTTATGTAACTTTAGGTGGTGGATTAGGGGATGTATATTATGTGTATATGAAGGGCGAAAACGGCTGGGGATATATTAAATCATTAAAAGAAAAATATCCAAATACAGAGGTAAAAGCCTTATGTTCTACACACAATCCACAGACAGTAGAATTTATAAAATACAACCCATATATAGACAGTGTTAAGGACTATGGATGGGTATTAGATGGCAATGAAATATGGAATAAATTTAACAATGGTTCTGTTAGGTTAAAAAATCAATACAACCTAATAAACAAATTAAAATTTCAAAAGCCAGCTGTATATTTAAATAAAAACGACAGTAATATTGTAAACAACATAATTAACAGTGGTAAATATATACTTATGCATCCTTTTGCTGGGGAGCCGCATAGAATTGCTATGCCATCTAAAGAATATGTTCCGCTAATAGACCAGCTTATTGACCAACTAAAATACAATGTTGTTATTATTGGTTCTACTTATACCAGAACCAATAGGTTTTTTAAAGAACCAAAAGCAGAAGAATTTAATTATGAGCGAGATGGCGTTTTTAATTTGATTGGCAAAACAAACTCAAGGGTATCTGCAGTACTAACAAAACACCAACATCATTTTATCGGTTGTTGGTCTGCGTACTCTTGTGCATCTTGGTTAAATGGCAAGCCAACTACTGTTATTATTCAAAACGAAGATAAACAAAAACTAAGACACAAACAAGGAAAAGGTAAAAGATGGTATAAGACTAAATGTCAAATACTTACTACAGAAGGTCCTGCAACAGATCCTAGAGGTACGAATTTTGATAAACTTAGGATACGAGCTATAAATAGCATTAGGAAGTAAAATGAAAAAAGCTTTAATTACAGGTATAACAGGGATGGATGGTAGTTATCTAGCTGAGTTTCTTCTTGATAGGGGATATGAGGTTCATGGGATAATAAGACGCACTAGTCTTTATGTGCGTCAACGTATAGATCATTTAACAATGGATCCAAAAGTTAAAGATAAGAAATTATTTTTACATTATGGTGATATGACTGATGGTTCTAATATTTCGCGCCTTATTGAAAAGATTAT